CAAGGCAGTCTGCAGATAGCCTGGGCCGCCGCGGCCTTAGCAGTTACGTCGACGAGGCGGATGCCATTCCTGGAAATATATCTGCCAGAATAAGGGCGCTGAAGGATATGTATCACCGGCCGTTCGATCGTCGGTGATGTAACTACGCCGCGAAAGGAATGCAATGGACGCTGAGGCAGAAGTCGTCGAATCACCAGACGTCGGACCAGTTGAGAGCAGTGCCCCCGAAGTTGAGTCGCCGGCTGACGCAGGGCCACCCGCATCCAGCGAACAGCATCAACCCCAGCAGCAGAGCGTGTGGTCGGCATTTAGCACACTGCCGGACTTCCAGGGGGCCGACGACCGGGACATTGCCCAGCGCCTCTACACTTCGTACGAGCGCGAAAAGGCTGCGTCCAAAGCGCTGGCGCAGTACCAGCAGCTCATTCCGTACGCCCAGGAGTACATGCAGTACCGGGAGCCGTTTGAGCAGTGGATGTCTCAGCAGCAGGCTCAGCAGCAGGCGCCTGTCGCCCCCCAGCAGCAAGAGCCAGAGGCACCTGCGTGGTGGAATCCTCCGCAGCTGAAGGACGGTGACAAGCACTACCTGGTGCGCGACGAGAATGGGCGTGAGGTTGTCTCCGAAGATGCGCCTCCGCACGTCCGTGAGCGGATCTACGAGTACCAGCGCTACAAGGCCGACTTCGCCCAGAAGTTCCTCGCCAACCCTGAGGAAGCGCTTGGTCCGATGGTGGAGCAGATCGCCCAGCGCCAGGCTGAGGAAATGGTCTCCACCCGCCTCACCGAGCAACAGGAAGCGGCCTACGTCTCCCGCCTGGAGGAAGACAACCGGGACTGGCTGTACGACCAGCAGGGCAACCCGACGAAGGAAGGCTTGGCCGTCCAGCGGTACATCGGGCAGGCCGACGAGATGGGCATTACGTCGCCACAGCAGAAGTGGGAGTATGCCACTGCGATGGTAGAGCGGGACCTTCTTAACGCCCTCCGAGAGCAGCAGACATCGCAGCAGAGCCAACAGAGCTTTCAGCAGTCGCTGCCGCCGGCACAATCTGTTGAGCATCAGCAGCAAAATGTGAACACAAATCAGGCTCAGAGGGACATAGAATATTTAAGACGGGAAGCTTCACGTCGTCCAAGCCGCTCCACCGGAGCGCCGGACCCAAGAGCGCCCCGGGCACCCATGACATTTGAAGAACGTCTGAAGGCCCAGCTGGCCCGCGACGGACTCGTTTGAAAGGTAAGAAATGCCGAGCCAAACTGATTGGGCGAGGACGATTGGCACGACCCTTGTAACACATCTGAAGGAAACGGAGCAGACCACCTTCCGTCAGTTCAAGGTGTTCGCCGCCCTTGAAGGTAACGGCCGCGTTGCCATGAATCAAGGTGGTCGTGGCTTTGACTGGCAGGTTCGCTATCGTAACCAACCTGTCACCTCGAACAACGGAGAGTCACCACGGGTCTTCGCTCGCCACAACCTCTGGCAGAGGGCTTACCTCCCCTATCGGGGGTATACCGTCACGGATCAGGTGACAAAGCGGGAGATGCTCGAAAACCGGGGCGCGCAGGCCCTGATCGACATCGCCGGCAAGATGAACAGCCGCCTGCAGGAGTCGATGCGGGAGCACCTCAGCAAGGAGGTGTACATCGACGGCAACGCTGCTGGCAACGAAAACCGCTGGCACGGTCTGGAATCCATCTTCGCGATTAATGGCACGGTCAACGTCAGCGACGGCACCCAGCGCGCCGCCGGCGACCAGAATGCGGCCTTAGACCCGTTTGGCTATCCCGCCGACGAGTATGCCGGCCTTTCGACGCAGCTCGGCTATATCGCCGGCTCGCAGCTCGAAGCCGGTTCTTGGCCGAACGTTACTGTCGATCCGGAATACGATTTCTATTCGCCTATCGTATGTAACTATACGAGCACCTACTTCGGCGGCGCTACGGCGACCTGGAAGGATCAGTGCATCGAGGCGATCCGCGAAGGCGTCAATCATGCCAAGCGGAACGACACCCGGGAGAGCCAGATCGACATGATCCTGGTGAACCGGAAGATGTACATCGACTTCCTGAATCGGCTCGACAGCCGCGAACGCGCCATCGTCACGAAGACGAACGGCCTTCGCAGCTATGGTTTCTCCGACGTAGTTGAGCTGGATGGCATCGAGGTGTCGACCGAGTATGCGGTTCCCTCAGGCGTGGGGTATGGCCTGTCGATCGGCAACATGGAAATGAAGTGCATGGAAGGCCAGCTTATGGTGGGCGAGGGACCGTACTACAACGAGGAGCTGCAAAGCTACCGTTACGCGGTTTCTGTGCTCGCAAACATCAAGATGAAAAGCCCCCGTAACTTCATCAAGTTCCAGGCCATCGCCTGATCTAACGAAAGGACGTAATGAGTACGCTCACTGCAGATCCAGGATTCGCACGCGGCCAGGTGCTTGGTATCACCAAGACCTACTACGACGCCCAGGTGGGCGACGGGTCGCACCTCCTCGGCGTGTCCAAGGTGTTCCTTGACACTGACCCACAGACCCAGAGCCTCAACAGCAACGTCACCGTCGAGTGCGTTGCCGTGAAGAACAAGAGCGGCGCTGCGCTGCTCCCTGGCACTGTGGTTCAGTTCTCCGCTGGCGCTGTGCTTACGGAGATTGATACGGCTGCCACCCAGGCCAGCGTGCGAGTTGGCGTGGTGGACGAATACCTACCGCCGGCTGGTGTCCCGGCTGACGAGGTGTTCTGGGTGGTCGTGAGCGGCCCGACGAGCGCCACCAAGACTACTGGCGCTATTAGCGCCGGCGCCGAGGTCACGGTCAGCACTACGGCCGGCAAGGTGGCTTCGGGCAACACCCGCAAAGTGGGCGTGTGCATCTCGGCTGCGGCCTCTGGCACCAGTAGCGCGCGAATCCTCGCTGGGTAGCCGGCACCCCTACCTCGGCGACCGCAAAGCAGCCGGCCTGGCCCTGAGCCTCGCCGGCTGTTTTGCTATACGTGCGCCCAGCGTGTACAATGTGGGTGCTTTGGTTCCATTTTCACAGGAGGTAGCCATGAACCAGCCAGGAGCAGAGGTCGCAGACTTCTCGGAGGAAGCAGTGCGGGCGCGTCTCAGGAAGCTTACGCAGCTGCTGCGCGACGCCGGATTTATCGGCGATACGGCGGCAGGGGTGGGCGAGGCCCGGGAGGCACAGATCACCATCCCAAACCCGCTATCTGATGGCATGGCCCCGATGATTCGGGCCGTTCCACAGCAGGACAGATGACAAAGATCCAGGGACGTCAGTGCCGCGACTGTGCGGAGTACTTCCCAGAAACTGAAGATCATTTCAAGAAGCGCCGCGACGGCAGTTTGGACATACGCTGTCTGGGCTGCCGTCGTCGCGTTGCTGCTGGCAAGCGAAGGAAGACGAAGGAGCAGACTCTCGCCGATCTGGAACGGGGTGCAGTCAACTCCTTCCTGAAGAGCCACACCGCCGGCGGCGAGAACATCCCGCACAGCTCCGAGGTGCTCGAACGCCTGATGGAGTACTTCGGTGGCGTCAGCGGCTTCTCTGGCCTGCTGATGAAGCAGTACTTCGATAGCCCACCAGGCGGGGCCACCAGGACAAAAATGTTAGAGGCGATACTGCGCCTGGTGGTGAAGAACACTGAGATGGGCGGAGCCAAGAAGCCCATGGGGCAGTGGACCGACGAAGAGTTGGAGGCGGAGCTGGACGCTCGCCTGACGCGCGTGGCGCAGCAGTTCCAAGGAAGGATCATCAATGGCACGTTCTCCCCGGAAGCGGCACCAGCCCTCCCCGCTCCCATCAGTCGAGAAGATCGGTGGCTTTCAGAAGTCGCAGCTGAAGGAGATCCAGGCGGAGCTGGCGAGTCGGAAGATCGAGGCACTGAAGCTCTACCGCCCGACGCCGACCCAGGACGAGATGCACCGATGCAGGGCGAGTGAAGTCCTGGTTATCGGCGGCAATCGGTCAGGGAAGTCTCTGTCTACGTTCGTTGAGGACGCGCGGGCCGTCACGGGCCAGGACCCGCACGACAAGTACGCCAAGACCGACGGCAACCTTGTCGTCATCGGCCGGGACTGGAAGCACATTGGCCTTGTCGTGTACCCGATGCTGTTCCGCGCCGGCGCGTTCAAGATGATTCGCGATTCGGAAACCCAGGAATGGCGAGCGTACAACCCTTCCACTGACGAGGAACGGAAGGCCGAGGCCAAGCCGGCGCCCCCTCTGATCCCGCCGCGCATGGTCAAAAAGATTTCCTGGCTGTTGAAGTCCGCGCGCTACATTCAGTCCGCAGAGCTGGTCAATGGCTGGAATATCTACTTCTTCTCGTCTGAGGGCGAGCCGCCCCAGGGCTTCCAGGCCGACAGGGTCCACTTTGACGAGGACGTGAACTCAGAGGCATGGGTCCCGGAAATGCAGGCCCGCCTGGCGGACCGTAAAGGCGTGCTGTGCTGGAGCGCTATGCCGCACTCCAAGAATGACGCCCTGGCCGGCCTGTCGGAGCGTGCTGACGCTGCGGTGGAGCAGGGCACAGAAAAGCCCGACATCGTGAAGTTCGTATTGCGCTTCCTCGACAACCCGCACATCGACCAGGACGAGAAGCGAAAGAACATTGAACGGTGGTCTGCCCTGGGCCAGGACGTCCTGCGCATGCGAGCTGAGGGCGAGTTCGTCACGGACTCTATCCTCTGCTATCCGACGTTCTCTATGCACGTTCACGGCTACGATCGGGCTGATCTGCCCAAGAATGTGGTGCCTGACGACTGGTGTCGCTACGTCGCCATTGACCCTGGGCACACGGTCACGGCCGCCATTTTTGGTGCGGTCCCGCCGGATGAGTCGATGCTGCTCATTTACGATCAGCTGTACCTGCGCCAGTGCAACGCCGTGATCTTCGGCGAGGCCATGGAGCAGAAGTGTAGGGGCCAGCAGTTCCACGCCTTCCTGATCGACATGCACGGCGGTCGCATCCGAGAAATCGGCTCAGGCCGGCTCCCTGTGGAGCTGTACACCGAGCAGCTGCGGGGGCGCGGAGTAAAGAGCAACGTCACCGGGAGCAGCTTCCTGGCCGGCTGCGACGACATCGCTGCCCGCATGACGGCGACCCAGACGTACATGCACATTCAGCCAGACGGCCACCCAAAACTGCGCCTGCTGCGCGGGGCTGTGCCCGATCTGGAACGAGAGTTAAAGCGCTACAAGAAAAAGACCCAGTACCTGGCAGGCATGCACGTGGTCACTGATGCGCCAAACACGCGCGGAGATGTCCACGCCTGTCAGTGCCTCGAATATATGTGCGCTTACAGGCCGCGCTATCACAAACCGCTTGTCAATGCTCCGGATGAACCGTGGTATGTTGAGTGGGCCAGGAAGCGCAAAAAGCAGCAAGCTGGCGGTGACAACTACGTTTACCTTGGCCCACGAACAGGAACAGCAAATGTCTGATTACAGCCAGCCCGAAGTTCACCTTGGCGATGCCGTGTACTGGTACCACGACCCGATGGCGCCAACTGAGCCCGTGCTGGGTTGGGTTTGCCGGCGGCCTGGCGTTCACACCGTATCCATCCTGGTGTTTGCGCCAACGGTGGGTTTTGTGGAGAAGCCGAGCGTTCGCCACATGGACGACCCTGGCCTGCGCGAAAATGCGAGCTGGCGCCAGTGGGGCTGCTGGGACTACTCCGAGCAAACTAAGATGCTGAAGAAGATGGCCGCAGCATCGACGGACATTATAGCGGCCAGAGAACGGAAGTCACGGAAGACTGCAAATGCCGAATGACGAAACCGGTGAAGACACGCTGCGCAGCATTGCGACAGGTTGGCTGAAGAAGATCGAGCTTTCCCTGAAGCACAAACGTCCTTTTTCAGAGGACGCGCGGGAGGCCATGGACTTCTTCGATGGGCCGCACAACTGGTTCTGGAAGGATCAGTACGCCCGCGGGGAGTACGGCTACAACCGATCCATCGCTCCGCCCGGGTTCCGCATGCAGATTAACCGCGTCTTCGAGGCGGTGAAGCTGTTTGCTGCGGTGATCTACCACCGAAACCCCGTGCGCACGGTTACGCCCACGACGTACCCGAGGGTGCCGCCAGAGCTGTTTGGCATGGACATGGACCCCATGGCGATGCAGCAGTACCAGGCCGCCCAGCAGGCCACGGCACTCAAAGAGGCGTCCCGGAAGGTGGCTTCGGACCTGATGAGCCGCTACCTGAACTACACCCCGAATGAGCTGGACCTGAAGACGCACAGCCGGCGGGTGGTGGACGAGGCCCTCATCAAAGGTGCGGGTGTCTGGTGGACCGAGCTGGTCGAGGAGCCAGGGACTGGCCGACGCATGGTTGGCTCATTTGCGGACTCCGTCGACAACTTCACGATGGACCCGGACGCCACGGAGATCGAAGACATTCTGTGGTGCGCTCGTCGGTGCACGCACCCGATCGACGTTGTGGCCCGCCAGTATGGCCTGGATCGGGAGCAGCTGAAGGGCAACCTCGAAGGCCGCAGCGGCACGAACATTGACGAGGTCGGCGCGCGGAGCCGCGTCAACGACGAGGCGTCGATGCTGGGGAAGACGGTCGGCAAGACGAATGACCTCATTACGTACTGGAAGATATGGAGTAAGACGGGGCTCGGCGATCGCCTGAAGGACAGCCCTCCCGACAGCAGGGGGATATTCGATGCCATCGGTGAGAACGCGTACATCGTTGTCGCGGCCGGAGTGGATTTCCCGCTCAATGTGCCACCGTCCATGCTGGCAGAGGAAGTCAGCCCTGAGTCAGGCCTTCCTGATTCTCTGTTCCGGGCCGTCCAGTGGCCGATCCCGTTCTGGGCGGACAGCAACGGTTGGCCGTTCACCATGCTTTCATTTCACAGGAAGCCGGGGTATGTGTGGCCGATCTCGCACATCAAGCCGGGCATCCCGGAGCTGCGGTTCCTGTGCTGGGCGTTTTCGTTCCTGGCGCAGCGTGTTGCAACGAGTTGCGAGACTCTTATTGGCGTTTCCAAGGCTGCAGACCAGGACATCAAGGACCAGATCCTTTCGCAGTCTGAGGCAGGATTTAAGGTCGTGGAGCTGAGCGAAATGCTCGGCCGATCCGTCCAGGATGTGATCTCCGTCTTCCAGCTACCGAACGTCACGAACGAAATCTGGAACGTGATCTCAGCCGTGACGGAGATGTTGGACAAGCGACTCGGCATGACTGAGTTGGTGTACGGGCTTACATCTAGTCAAATGCGCTCAGCCACAGAGGCGAGCGTGAAGAGCGAGCAGATCAGCGTGCGGCCTGACGACATGGCCGAGTGCGTCGAGAACGCCATGACGATGCTGTCCAGGCGAGAGGCGCTGGCCTGCCGCTGGCTTCTGCAGCCGGAAGACATCGAACCGATCCTCGGCCCCATCGGCACCATGTCGTGGCAGAAGTTCGTGTCGAGCATGGACCCGTACCAGGTGGCCCGGGAATACGACTACCGCATCGAGGCTGGTAGCGCGCGAAAGCCGAACAAGGCGACGCGTGCGGAGCAGATGCAGACTGCCGTGCAGACGCTGGGGCCGGTGCTCAGCAACCTGATCGGCATGGGAATCGTGGACCCGTTCAACGCCCTGATCGGCGACTGGGCAGAGTCGCTCGACATCGACGCCTCTCCGTACATGGTCCCGCCGCCAGCCCCACCGCAGCCTGACCTAATGGCTGAAGGACCACCTCCCGAAGAGCCGCCACCGGAAGGCCCTCCTCCGGAAGAGGCCCCGACGGCTGGGCAAGGGCCGCCGCCACAGATACCTCCGGAGATGCTCGGATGATCCCCGCGCACATCAAGGCTCTCGGCATAGAAGCCTGCCGCCTCTACCAGAACGCCATCGACAACGGTGCAACAGAGGCATTCGCCGACATGGTGGCCCACCAGATCCCGCCCGGAACCAAGGGTTCTGACCGCGCTTTCATGGAAGGAAGGCTGTCTGGGAACTGGATGGACGGAATGCCAAAAGCGGCCGCACAAAGAATGGTCCGCCAAGCGCGTGCGGCGGGCATAAACACTACAGGCAAGTTCTACATGGGAGGGCTTGCTGACAAAAGAGCCCACCTGGACCCACACGCCTGGGTGGACTCGGTTGCCGATGTGAAGCGCGTTGCCAAGGCCCGTGACTTGGAAGTGCGCGGGATCGTGGATTACACGCCACCGGAAAGGCCGCCAAAGAAAAGCGTCGGCATCGCCCCTGACATCCTCAACAAGGCCGTCAAGGCGGAGATGGAAAAAAACCCTGGCGCCAGGAAGGCTGACGTCGTTGATCGCGTAAAAGACCGCATAACGCCCCATTGGAAGAAGAGGAAGTAGCGTGGCGCAACGGAAGGCCCGCCGGCGGCCTGGCTGACGCTACGACGGAGCAGGGGGCGACCGACGCGGCACACTCGACCAGGAACAACTAATGCCCAACAAGATTGAGCGTCTCAGCGGTACAACCACC